GCCCTCGAGCGCGCCGGCGTGCTCGGCCCGGAGCTGGCCCTCGGCGACCCGAGCGGCCTCGAGTTCGCCCTGCAGTTGCGTGATCGTCAGTGCTGCCGACGTCGCCGTCTGCTGTGCCTGCTCTGCGGCTGTCACCGCGGCCGCGTGCTCGTTCCGCGCCTCGACGACGAGCGCCTCGGCGGCGTCGAGCGCGGCGTCGGCGATCGTCCGCTGCTCCGTCTCGCGCGCGACGTCGGCCTTCAGTTGTGCCGCGAGGATCTCGAGGTTCATCAGGCGATCGAGCGCCTGCTGCTCTGAGGCCCGACGCTCGTCGCGCTCGGCCATGGTCGCCGCGCCGAAGGCATCCGACTGAATCCGCGCCTCGCGTTCCTCTGCGTACTTCGCCTGCGCGTCGGCGACGGCGGCCTCGAGCTGCGCGAGCCGTGCGGCGTTACTCTCATTCCCGCCTCCGCTCGGCGCGGGAGGCGCCGGTGCCGGCGGCGGCGTGTTGTTTTTGTCGATCTGCGACTGCACGAGATCCGCCGACTTGTCGAGCGGCATGAACCCGCTCTGAATCATGTACAGGTCGCCTTGATCGCCCGGCTGCGGATTCCAGTCCTCGAGTTCCCGAATCTCGTTCGCGCTCGCGACGCCGATGTTCCGCAGGACGGCGAAGGCCTCATAGCGGGTCTTGATGTCGCCGCGGAGAAAGGCGTTGTTATTGTGTTTGAAGTACTGGCGCCCCCACTCGAGCGACGGGATCAGCTTCGCGTCGAGTTCCTGCTCCCAGGCCGTTGACCACGTCAGGATCGGCCCTTTGTAGTAGTCGAGATCGGCCATCTCCACCGACGCGTACGACACGGCGCCCGGGATCGCGAGCTTCAGCTTGTGCAGAGGCATATTCAGGAACCGCGCGACCTCTTGCACCTGCTGATCGCGGATCTTCGACATCTCGGCTTCGTTCGGCTTGACGCCGGCCTGCTCGTACTTGAACCCGGCGCCGAGCACGAGCAGCCGGAAGGCCTTATCGGCCTTCGCGTGTAGCTTCTCGATACTGTCGGTGATCTCTTTTTTCTGCTCTTCGTCGAGATCCTGATCGCTCGAGAGCACGCCGCCGAACCGCGTACCGTTCCCGAAGAACGCCGAGGCGAAGGCCGTCGACGCGAGCGCCAGGCCGAGCGCCTCGCGTGCAATCGCGACGAGGTTGTACCCGACGAGCGCGTCGTCGCTCAATCCCTGAATGTGCAGGATCCGATCGGGCTGCCATTCGTCCTCGCCGTCGATCCGGTACATGAGGCTCGAGGTATTTGTTTCCCCTTTGTAGAACGGTTGCACCCGCTTCGGATGCAGGAGCCAAAGCGCCGTCGGCCGCCGAATGTTGTCGCGCACGATCTCGGCGTACGTGTTCCCGTAGACGAGTGCGTGAGCCTGCATCGTTTTCCGGAGCACGATCGACGACGTCTCGGGATTCGGCCGAAACTTCAGCAGCTTGTACGTTTTTGAGTCGATGTAGTGCTCGCTTCCGCCGTTCGGCAGCCGTTTGAGCAGCGGGAGCGGCAGCTTCGCGACATCTGACGAGATCTGATCCACGCCGTTCCAAAACGCCGAGCACGTGAATGCCGTCAGCTCGTTCACGATCGGCCCGGCCTGCGACCTTGAGCCGTAGCCGTACAGCTCATTGAGCCTCGGATCCTTCAGCGAGAACGGACCCGACCACGTGCCCCGCTGATGCAGCCCCGCGAGTACGCCCATCAGTGCGATCCTCCAATGAACGGCGGCCGCGACGGCATCGCATAGAAGAGCACGACGACGCCGACCACGATCGCCGCCGCCGCCGGCGAGAACTGCCACGTCCCGACGCCGACGAGCCCGAGGCCGACGACGACGAGCACGTCGGAGGCGTCGACGCGCCGGAAGAACTCGAGCACGTGCTTAGACAACGATCACCCCCACTGACTTTTTGAGTAGTCCCGCGGCGACGGCGTCCTTCCGCGCCTGGTGACTGAGCACGCCGGCGACCGCCAGGTCGATCTTGTGCGGCGAGTTCGGCCGCTCTTTTTGAATCACCCACACCGGCCGGCCGTTCTCGTCGACCTGATGCAAGTCGAGCCGGCGCGAGTTCCCGACGTGCCGCTGATAGCGCGGATCGCCGTCGTGCGAGATCGCGCCTTCCTTGATCGCCGTCGCGAACCCTTCGACCGCGCGCGACATCGGCGTGTACCGATTCGTCGCCCACTCGACGACTTTCTCGGCGCCGAACTCCCCCGCCCATTTCGAGATCCATGATTGCCAGTACGGCGGATCGGCGTACAGGCGCCAGACGCGGTAACTCTGAAACAGCGCGCGCACCGTCGCGTCGACGTCCTCGGCGGGCACCTGCCAGGCCTCGTCGGCGCGCAGCCCGAAAGGTCGCTCCCACAAGCCGGCGACCCATTGATAACCCGTCGCGATCTCAGTGCAGATGATCCCGGTCGAGTCGTGAAACTGCGCGCCGTCGAACCCGATCACGATCGGCGCCTTCCTGGCGACCGTTTTCGGCTTCGACAGTTCCTTCCACCGAATCACGCTGAACGCCTGCGTCGATCCCTTGACGAGCCGATTCCCATAGACGCGCTCGAGGTATGCGACGTCGGCCTCCGGGTCGTCCCACAGCGCCGCGATCGATTCGATGTCGCGCCAGGCCGCGGCCGCGCCGGAGGCCTCCGTGATTCCTGCGACCCGGCCCTCCATGGTCGCGAAGTCGTGCTCGGGCCCGGCCTCACGATGAAAAAAGAACAGCCGCGCGTCGGCGATCCGGCCGTCGGCGACCGCTCGGGCATAGTCCATGGTCGCCTCGGCCACCGACCCGGCGCCAGGCTCCGGCGCCGTCGTCGTCTCGAGCATCCAACCGTCGGCGATCTTCCGCTTCGGTATGTTGGTTAACATAACCGTGTGAGCGTGCCGCTGCCGCGGGAGCGTCAGCCGGTGCGATTCGTCCATGACTGAGAACGTCGTCCGCGCGCCGTCTCGAGAGTTCGGATTCGACGACAGGGCCTCGGCCTTCCCGTCGCCTTTCTTCCGCAGGATCCGCTCGAGGCCGATGTCGAAGTCGTCCCTTAGCGGCGAGTTCTCGAGGATCACGCGGATCGCCGTAAAGCACAGCTCGTCGGACTGCTCCTGACTTGTGGCGACCAGCGGAATATAGGGATCCGTCACGGGCCCGCCGATCGGCTCGCCGGACGGCGACCAGGCGACCGTCCGAACCGGCGCGTCCGGATGCAGCTCGCAGATCGCGAGCATCGCCGCCTTTTCGGTTTTCGCGACGCCTTTCGGCAGCGACAGCCCGACCCGCTTGAATCGCCGCCGGCCGGCATACCGGTGCCCTCGAGGATAGACCTCGTAAATCCGGAAGATCAGCGCGCGCCATTCGTCGTCGAGCACGACTGGCAGCCCGCGGAGGTCGCCCGGGCCGAATACCATGTTCGATTCAATGAAGTCGCAGACCTGGCCGCCGAGCGTCGGGTACGGAACATCATCGTTCGGCACCATGAGGATCGCCATCACTTCACCGCCGACAGCAGCGCCCGCGGATCGCCGCCGGTGCGCGTCGGTACCGTGAACGTCTGCCGCGCCGGCTTCGGATCCGGCTGATCCTGCGCCGCGGCCGACCGCGCGACGAGCTTCAGATCTTTCCAGATCGACTGGAATCGCCCCATCGCTGCGAGCCGGAGCGTCGGCGACGCGCCGGCATCTCGAGCCGTCAGCAGTGCCGACTCGGCCAGCGTCACAAGCTGATCGTCCGTCTCGTCGAGGCTGTACGCGTCCCGAACGGCCTTCGCCCACTGCTCCGGCGTCTTGCCAGTCACTACGGCCAGCGACACTCGAGGCGCCGTCGTCGCCGTCCCGGCAGCCGGCAGCTTCCCGGCCTTCCTCCACCGATAGACGGTCGACGGGTCGAGCTGTAACTGCTCGCCGATCTGAAGATCCGATAACCCCAACTCGGCCAACCTGATCGCGTCCTGCTTCACGAACTCCCATCGGCGCGTACGGCTCATTCCTGCGGCCCCGCCGACGGCTTGCAATGCCTTGCAGAGAGTTGCGAATCCCGGAAACGAGG